TCCCATTGCCCATCTTTAAACCATTTGTTCATGGTTACAGCACTAACGCCAACACGTTCGGCAGCTTCTTTTTGGGTAAGCTTTTCTTTGGTAATAAGCACTTTGGCGTAGTCCTTTTTTTGCTGAATTGTAATGTTTTTTGAGGCCATAATAATCGATTATTACTTCAAAATTGCACCATATACAGCACGTGTAAAAATTGGTTTTTTCTATTGGTGCAGTAGGTTGCACCTATACGGTACAGTAGGCTGTGCCAATACGCCAGCATCATTTTTTTACACCAAAAAAGCCCTGTTATTTTGTCTTATAAATGTTTAAAAAAACCGCTTAAACGCATGAAAAAACTAAGCAAGTCTTACATCATTTCAAACCAGGCAAAAAACGCCAACGGCTTTAGAGTGCGCACTGCTGGTATTGATTTGGTAGATTATAACGCCAACCCTTTAATGCTTTGGATGCACAAACGCCCAAAAGGAGATAGCAAAGAAGAAGTATTGCCACCTGGTAATATGGTGGACTTGAAAATTCACGAAAACACCTTAATGGGCACGCCAAGCTTTGATGAAGACGATGCCTTTGCACTCTCTCTATTTAATAAATACGAAAATGGCACGCTACGCGCTTTAAGCCCTGGACTCATTCCTTTAAAATGGGGCAAAGATGAACACGGCGACATTTGGCTTGAACAAAGCAAATTAAAAGAAGTAAGCCTTGTAGACATAGGTAGCAACGCCGAAGCCTTAGGCGTAACGCTTTATGATGAAACCGATAAGGTGATCAATCTTTCACTAACCGACATTCAAACAATACTAAAACCCGATAATACCATGAAATTAATCACCTTAAACGCACCCGATATTTTGCCTTTGCTTACACTGGCCGAAGGTGCAACACCAGAAGAAGTGCAAGAAGCCATTGGCAACTTGGTAACCTTGGCAAACGACCAGAAGTTACAAATTGGAACGCTTACTACCGAAAAAACCGATTTACAAGTTCAGTTAGATGCTCAGGTTAAACTGGCCAACGACACTAAAATAGTAAGCCTTTTAGATGGCGCAGAAGCTCAAGCAAAATTTGTAGTTGGTGATCGCCAAAAATGGTTAGCCCTTGCCGAAAAAGACTTTGATGGTACTAAAGCTGTTTTAGACAGTATGCCAGCCAACAAAAGCGTCATTGAGCAGCTAAATCTTAATAATGCAGATAATGCCCTATTAAAATTAAGTTATGATGAGCTTGACAAAAGCAATCAATTAATCAAGTTAAAAGCTGACAATATTGAGGCTTTTAAAGAAAAATACAAAGCCAAATTTGGTACAGAATATAAAGGAAACTAGTGGCAGCTACTACTAAGTGCATGCAAAATTAAACGTAAAATCTAAAAATTAATTTACACACAATTATGAAAAACAAGAAATTCAATTTAAAGAACTACTTAGTTAACTTTGTAGTTATCTTATTGGTAGCTGCACTATTTATGCCCATTACACCTTTGGTGGCAACAGGCGCAGCCGTTACAGCCTTTGTAACAGGAACCGCATTAAGCTTTATGCACATAGATGCTGTTTCTTTAATGGCCATTCAAGTAGAGATTTGGCAAAACCACATTGAGGAAGAGCTGTTTAAGGACAACGCTTTTTTAAGGTTATCGTACAATGCAGACGACTATTTAATCAACTCTAAAGCCGTTCACATACCACAATCTGGTGGTTCTGGAAATGTTGTTAAAAATAGATCAAGTTTACCAGCAACTATTAGAACACGAACCGATGCCGATGTTATTTATTTAATAGACGAATACACCTCCGACCCTGTTAGAATACCACACGCAGACACCAAAGAGTTGAGCTACGATAAAAGAAGCTCTGTACTTGGCGAAGATGTAGACAAGTTGATAGAGGAAGTTGCCGAAAATATGTTATTAAACTGGGTAAGCTCTCCAGCTTATGGTACTTATTCCAGCTCTGTGTTACCAGCCGCAAGTATTTTACTTACTACTGGAGCCAATGTGGTTGCTAGCGCTCCAAGCGCAACCGGTGTTAGAAAAGCCATGACACAAACAGATTTGCAAAGTGCCAGAGCCTTTTTAAAACAACAAAAACGTTGGAAAGAAGGAAAAATGTATGGTATGATTACACCAGCGCAAGAAGCTGAGCTTTTCCCTGCAGACTCTTTAACAACGGCCACTTATATGGCAAGCGTTACAGAGGCCGAAAGAAGAGAAGGTGTTATGTACAAATGTCAAGGCTTTAAGCTTATGACACGTACTACTATTTTAAGAACTCAAGCTAACAAAACCATCATTGCCTATGGCGCTGCTGGTGCTGCCACAGATTGCGAAGCCGCTTTCTTTTGGTACCAAGAATCGGTTGAGTTTGCTTTTGGTGGTGTAGACATGTTTGAGCAATTAAAAGCGCCAACGCTTTACAGCGATGTTTATTCATTCCTGGTAAGAGCAGGCGGAAGAGCCAGACGTCAAGACTACGGCGGAATTTGTTTATTACAACAAGCTCCAAGTACCTAGTATGCAGGAGTTTTTAATAGCACTAAGCGGAGCAGCCTTACCCATAATTTTGGCATGGCTGCTCTACTTCAGAAAACACAAAGCTGATGCAGTTGGTGCTGAAAAAAACAACGACCGCACAGAAATTGAGAACTATAAGCTTATAGCCCAAGAATGGCGAGAAGCTGCGCAACAATGGAAGGATTTAGCCGACGATTACCAAACCAAGCTCATAGAAAACAGTCGAAAAATAGAAGCCCATTTCGAGCTTTTTGAAGACAATAAAAAAGAGCTGGATAGTAACCGCCGTGAAATACAGAACCTAAAAACCCTACTAGGAAAAGCCAATAAGCGTATAAGCGAGCTTGAAAAGTGGGAAAAACTGTTTAAAGCAAAAAACCAAGATGGTAACCAGTGAAGATTGTAGAAAAGCATACGGCTATCCAGACTTAACCATGGAGCGTACCCATATGATGCTTTGGGATATACCCAACAGCATTAATAAGGCCATTCCAGAACTGCCTAACCGTTTATATTGCAACAAAGCCCTGGTACAACCTTTGGAAGCCGCTTTTAAGAACATCATTAAACGTGGTTTGGCTTCAGAAATTTGGACTTGGGACGGCTGTTTTAACATTCGTAAAAAACGAGGCGGCAACAGCCTTTCATTGCACAGTTGGGCTATTGCTATTGATATTAATGCCACATGGAACGGCTTTGGCCAAGTACCAACCATGAGCAGCCAATTGGTAAAATGTTTTACCGATGCCGGCTTTGATTGGGGCGGAACCTGGAGCAAGCCAGACGGCATGCACTTTCAATTAAAAAGCATTTAAAATGGATTTTAAAAACTTAGCCGAAAACCTAATTATTGTGCTTATATCGGCAGTTATTGGCGGCGGCATTGGCTACATAGCCAGCACCAAGGCCAACAAACAAACCATCGAGCTGCTTAGGCCAACCATTGAGGAAGCCATACGAAAGGAAACAACCTCTATAACCAACGAGTTTAAAACCGAAATTAAAAAGCTAAAGACCCGAAATGGCGAAACGGTTATAGATACCAAGCCCATTATTGAAAATAGAATAAAGCAAACCAAGGACAGTTTGCCAAACCAAACCACTCAAAAAAAAGGATTTTTTAAGCGGTTGTTTGGTTCAAAAAAAGACAAGTAAAACCTTTTAAATACCAGAGAAATGAGTAAAAAAGCCTTAGAGGAACGCATTAAACAAACGTTCGAAACCAATCCAGATTATCAGGTGCTATATAGCACTTCAGATAACAACGTGTTTACCAAGAAAGACTTGGCCGAAAACCAAGCCATTCGCTTGAAAGACCCGGCTATCATCACCTACAATCGCGATGTAAAAGTCGAAAACATTGAAGTTAATGACGCTCAAGAAGTCAAACCAAAAAAATAATCAAACCCATTTAAAACAATAAAATTATGGCAAAATATAGCTACGGCATTTCAGCCTTTACAGTTGCAAATATAGATCCAGGAACCTTTTTAGGCGTTGACCCAGTTGACGTAAAAGAAATGGTTTACCGTGACTCTTTTAACATGACCGAAGAAGAAGGCGCTACCATCGATCACTATTCCGAAATGGATAACACACCAAAAGTAAGCTTTACCGAAGTTGGTAAAGAAACCATCACACTGCAACTTATGGAAACACAGGTTGACAATTTGGTGTTATTCCTTGGAGGCACAAAAACAGTCGTTGCCACAAGAGACCGTTGGAGCAAGCCAACTACGGCCACAGACATTGAGAAGTTTATATCAATAACCACTAACGATGGTACCACCATTCAAATACCACGCGCCAAGCTAACGGCTCGTAAAAACTTGCAGTTTAGACGAAACGGTATTTGGTTGATTGATGTAACATTAACGCCATTAACACCAAAAGGTGGCACATTGGCAGCCATGGTAATAGACGATCCAGCAGCTTAACATGGAAAATCCGCAAGTTGAACAATTCGCAGCGGACACAATACTACAAAGGGGCGTAAAGGTTAAAATCCCTGCCCCTTTTTTGTTACGCAAGCTGCGGCTAAAAAAAACCATAGCGCTCACGCTTCGCAGTCCGTTTGAAGGCACCATGCACCGAGTGGCCAGCTACTATTTAAGCACCGGCATTACTATGGATGTAATAGAGGGATTGACCACCGAAGAAGCCATAAAGCTACACGCCAAGCATGGTAAAACCATGAGCAAAGCGGTTGCCGTTGCCATATTAAACGGGTATATAAGCGGTAAGCTATTTACAAGGCCATTGGCTTGGTATTTACGATGGCACTTAAAAAGCCATGAGCTGTATGTGTTAACAACCACCTTGTTGATTTATGGTGGCGTTCAGGATTTTATAAATACTACCAAATCGGTGCGCAAGATGACCTTGACGATGCCGAAAATGGGTCAGAAAACCAAAGGGAGTTAAAGCAATTAGGCTTACATAGCCCTTGGGGCATGTTGCACCAAATTATAAGCGAAACCGGCTGGACCTGGCATTATGTGCTTTGGAAGGTAAGTAGAGCCAACATCATGCTTATGATGGCCGATAGAAGTAATGTAAAAAGCGTAAAAAAAGAAGATGAAGTGATTGAGGCATCGGGCAAAGATTTGGCAGCCCGAATAAAAAGTAAAAAGCTGTAGCAACCATATGGAAAAGTTTGATCCTATAGATATAGATTTTATCATTAATAATTCCGAAGTAAAAGCTTCAACGGAAAAGGTAAAAACCGACCTAAAATCTGTGGGGCAAACTGCCGAAGAAACTGCTGCCAAAGTAAACAGCCAACTAAAAGGCGCGTTTGGCCGTGAGGACAATGCCAGTGCTGTTGAAGCCTTAAACAAAGGCTTAAAAGAGCAAGGTGCTATCGTTACCAGGAATAAGCCCGCTTACAACGGCTTAGGCAATTCCATAAACCAAATATCCAGAGAAATGTCGGCGTTTACCGTGTCGGCACAAACAGGGTTCTTGGCCGTATCAAACAACATTCCCATTCTTGCCGATGAAATTAACCGGCTTAAAGCCAGAAATGCCGAGCTAACGGCAAGCGGCCAAAAAGCCGTTCCCGTTTGGAAACAAGTGGTAAAAGGGTTGTTTAGTTGGGGCACGGCTTTAAGCGTTGGTATTACTTTATTAACCATTTATGGCTCTGAAGTTGTAAAATGGGTAAGCACATTATTTAAAGGCAAAGATGCCATTGATGAGCTTAAAGCTTCGCAAAAAGCATTAAACGACACCTTTAGCAGTGGCAGTTATAAAAAGGTTATTGGAGACGTTTTACAACTTCAAAGTTACATTAAACTGGCCAAAGAAGGCGTTATAGACAAAGATGTTGCCCTAAAAAAATACAATGAAACCCTTGGTAAAGTATCTACCGCGGTTACCAATTTGGCTGATGCCGAGCAAGGCGTTATCGATAAGGCTCCAGCCTATGTAAAAGCCATGCTTTATAAAAGCGCTGCAGCTGCTGCAAGTGCCGAAGCGGCCGCAAAGCTGGCAGAAAGCACCAAACGCCAAAACGAAATTGAGGAAGAAATAAAGGCCATAGAAAAACGTAAGGCTCAACCAGTTTCCGGTGGCTTTAGCCCAACCGCTCCAGGATCGGTAAACGTATCTGGTTTAAAGCAACAGGCCGATATTAACAATGCCAATAAAGAGCTTAACGCTTTAATAGCCGAACGTAATAAGCTAAACGAATCGTCTTTAAAAGTCGTTACCAAATTAAACGAAGAAGCCGCCAAAATAGCTAAAGATGCTGGTTTGGATATTTTTGGTGAAGAAGAAAACAACAAAAATAAAACC